GTTTCCCAGTCACGATCTACCTGCGCAACAAAACGTGGCAATTTTACTACCGCCCCTCTGGCGGCACCCGCCACAGGGGCACCCTGCATACAGACGACTTTGCCACCGCCGTGGACCAAGCTCAAAAGATGGACGAGAACATTTCCAGTGGTAAGGGGCTGCCCAGCTCGGGGCTCCGCCTCGCCCAGCTCGTCAATGAGTTCCAAGTAAATTATGCCGGTTGGGCACCTTCCACCCGCTACCGCAACGGCTGCTACGGGCAGGCGCTCTTGGCTGAATTTGGCAACCGGCCCATAGCCAACCTCCGCGCCATCCACGTTGAGCGCTGGCTGGCGCGGAAGGTCCACCGGGACGGCATAACGGCCAGCACCCGAAACCGGTATGTGGCCTACATTCGGCGGCTGTATGCGATGGCCACCGAGTGGGGATGGATCGATGAGAATGTAATGCTCCCCCTCAAGCAGACCCGCGCCCAGGAAAAAATCCCCGAAGCGCTGACCACCGAACAGCTAGAGCGACTACTGGCCTGCATTTCCGAACCGGCCCGGTCTATTGTTACCATTGCGGCAGACACCGGCATTCGCCGGGGGGCGCTTTACGCCCTACAGTGGGACGCAGTAGACTTTGAACAAGGGGTGATCTGTGTGCTCAACGCCAAAGGCAGGAAGGCGCGGCAGGTGCCCATGACCGACCGAGTGGCCACGCTCATTGAGCGAATGCAGCAGGAAAACAAAGCCAGCCCTACCCCCCGCCTGACCGTTTTGCCCAATTACGACATTCGAAAGCCCCTGGGCAAAGCAGCCGCTGCGGCGGGCCTGGGACATGTCCACTTTCACATGTTCCGCCATACCTGCGCCACCCGCCTGCTGGAATCGGGGGCCGACATTCGCTATGTGCAGGAGATCCTGGGTCACGCCAGCATCGAGATGACGGCGCGGTATGCCCATGTCCGGGTGGAGAAGCTGCACGAGGTGTTCAGAGAGTTGGAAGCGCACGAGGGCGGGCAGTAAAACGGACGCCCCTGGGCTAGAGGGTGGCTCTTGAACCCAGGGGCGTCACCACAAATGGAGACCCGGTTGCTCAGGCCGGGGCCTTACTTTGAATGTCGGGCCGACCCTGTACAGAATCAAGCCCCCTGACCGCTTTGGCCAGGGGGCTCTCTCTTAAGGAGGTGCTACGCTTGAAATCGGCTACTTTTTCAGTCGCCCAGCGGCATCGGCTAACGACTCGCCACCGATGAACGCGCCAGCGACCCAACCCACCACCTCAGTCACCCGAGCGGCCCCCTCAGCCGGTAAAAGGTGCTCTGCAACCAAGGCTACTGCCCCCGTGAAAAACACGGACACCTGACGGCGTCCCCCAAAGAATCCAAAGAGTTTGCCCATTACTGCTCCTCCCATAAGGCGATCAAATGGTTAATATGGACTGAAAGGGTCCCAGCTTCTGCATGGGCAGCCCCGCGCTCATCCCAGGCGGTCAGCAACTGACCAATGCCGATCAGCAGCTTTACCGCCGAACTGTCCGCGAGGCCGGTGTGGATGGTCTGGACCACCGTGTCCCGCTGCGCGGTGGCCGCTGCCGCCACTTCGGCCCAATGGATGGCCTGATCGGCGTAGAGATTGAGGAGGGAATCCTGCTCGGCGATGATGGCCTTTCCGGTGGTAAACGATTCATTCCAACCCTGATCCATGCTGTCGATGGCCGCCTCCTGCTCGGCGATCATCGCCCATTGGTCTGCGATCGACTGCTTGAGGGCCAGGATGGTGTCCTGCATCCCCATCAGTTGGCCGTCCTGTCCAGCCAGGACCTGGGCCAGCTCGCCCTCCACGCTGTCCAGGCGGGCGCTGTACGCCGCCTCGGTGCTGTCGAGTTCGGCCATCCAGTTTGCGGCCTGTTCGGCCAGGAGACGGTTGACCTCTTCGCTAACCATGATGTCACCGCCGCCAGGGACGTGGATCACTACCGAATCAATCGGGACGCTCTGGCCCCCGTACTTGATCACCACCGCCCCGGTCTGCGCCCACAGGGATGGGCAGGTGATCAGCATCAGAATTGAAATCCATTTCATTGTTTTGGACACCTCCTTGTGTCCGCTGGGAACGATGATCCCGGCGCATGGCCGCTGCCATGCTCTGCATCCCCATGCGCCCCACCAATTGGCGCAGCGCTGGCTCCTGCATCCCCATTAAATGGGCCGCCCGGAGCACGTTCCCGCCTGTTCGGGTCAGAAAATGGGCGATGACCTGCTTTTTGACTTCCCTGAAAGCATCGCCCACGCCATCAGGTCCCACCTCGATGGTGATGTAGTCGGGCATTACTTCTTGCCCTTGGCTTTCTTCTTGGCCGCCGCTTCCCGCGCTTCCCGCTCGGCCTCCACCGCCTTTTCATGGTCCTTGATCTGGTCCTCCAGGCACAGCGCCCAACCCTCGATGCGCGACAACTCGGCCTTGGCCTGGGCCAGGATCGCCTCCTGCCGCCGTACCGTGTCGCCGTTGGAGACGATGGCGCGCCGGACCTTCTCCAGTTCGTGCTGCTTAAACTGCAACTGCGCTCGGGTCAATTTCATCTCGGGTTTTCCTTGTTATTGAGTTTTAGAGTCGATGAAATCCTTTAGTAGTTTTTGGGTTTTCCTAGTGACCTGCCCTTGATTGAGTTCCTCGAGGGCGTTTTGGATCTCACCCTCAAACCGATCCTTAATAGTCCGCTCGAGCTGGGCCTTGGCCAATTCGGCCACGGTCTTGCCCCCCTTGGTGGCCCACCGGTCCAGCATGGCCTGCTCGAGGGGCGTGACAGTAATGGTGATGGTGATGTCTGGCATTGCGGCTCCTTACTTGCTCGAGAAAACGCGGATGTAGCCGGTATTGCCCCCTACCGTGACCTCAATCCAATCCTGTTCGGTGGCACTGGTAGAACCGGCATCGGTGAATTGCAACGACTCCGTGGGAGAGGCGGCCATAGCCAACAGGTAGCGCCCCGAGGTGTCCGTGGAGCTGGTCGGGGCCGAGGAATGGATTCTGGGGTCATCGCTGTTGTCTACCCACAAATACCTCAGATTCCCATCCTTGCGCGTCAGGACCAGGGTCCCCGCTGCTGGGGTGGTTGCATTGTCGTTGCGGCCAATCACCGCCCGCCGCCCGCCGCTGGTGCCGTGGTCGTGGTCGTGCAGCGTTAAGCCGGTCAGTGCCCCCGAGAGCTGGGCAGCCTCTGAGCCGTTGATGTAAGACCGGACATCTCCATACCGATTGCCGCCCGAGCTGGTGTCCACCAGCGTCACTAGTCGCCCTGTAGCCCCGGTCAACCCAAATCCGCCCAGCGTAAACGCCGCATGGTTGGCTTTTCGGGACTCGATGGCCAAGACGCTGGTCCCGCCAAACTTTTCCGTGCCGTTGAGGGTCATTTCAATGCCGGTGCCGTCCCACCCGACCTGAAGCTTGTCCCCAGAGGGTGAATAGGTGAACTCCGCGGAATCGATGGTAGCCACTACCGAGCCGTCACCGATCAGCTTCAGTTGGTCAGCGGTAGCTCTGACCCCCACATACCCTGACGCCGTGGTCCCTGACGCCTCCAGGGAGATGGAGCTGTTGGTCTGGTTGTTGATGACCCGCATGGCGTTGTTGCCGGTCTCAAAGGCGTTGAAAACAAACGTGTCGGCGCTGAAATTCATGTCATAGTACGTGGTCGCCGATTGCTCATAGGCCCTAATGTTGGAGTCCCCCGAGTTGCCCACCCAAAACTGCATCCCGTCCAGCGCGGGGCCAGCGGCAAAGGTCTCATTGCGGATGAGCAAGCCCAGGGTTGAAGAATTGGCCGGGTTGCTGGTCAGGCTGTCGGCGTTGACATCCTTGTGGGTGCCGTCCCCGGTGCTGATGTCGAAATCATGCTCGGCATTGGCCTTGTCCCGCAACCATTCGGTGTTGTCGGCCAGATTATTGATGATGCTGGCCTTGGTGGCGTCGCCTACGCTGACGCTGATGCCGTCTGTAAATGCCATAGTTTTACCCTAGAAAAATTTAGAGTCTGTAGAGGCCGAATCACCGGGGTCCGCCTCGCCACTGTCGTTGGTCCAAAACCCCTGACTGACCCGCTGAGAGGCTGAAGCGCTGGCCCAATTGGGGGCCGCGTCGTTGGTGTAGGTGCCCGAGGTCAGGGGGTCCAAGTTCCAGGCGGTGACGGTAGCTTCCATGTCCCGGAAATTGTATTGGATGTCTCGGACCTGGAAGACCGTGCCGCCCCCGTCTGCCAGCTCATACGGGCCATAGGCCAGCTTAAACTGGTCGGTAGGATTCAGCGCCAGCCCAGGAGGCCCCAAGGTGATGCGGGTGGTTTGGACTTCTCGGGAAAAGATGGTCAGTTCAATGGCGGTGCGCGGCTCGGCAGCCGCCGCAGTGTACAGCCATCCCATGCGGAGCCTGCGCCGATGGCGTGACCCTGCCGCGCTTATGGCTGAAGTCCCCTCATCGGTCACTGAAGCAGCGTAGCTTTCCCCGCTTTCTGGCCGCCGGGCGTAGTCGCCCACCACCACATTGGCATAGGTGGTTTGTTCGTCCACCTGCACCGAAAAGGCGCGCCCTTGTCGGCCCAGCGGCTTGAGGTCAGCCTCTCGGTAGGTGGGTATGCCGCTTTGGGTGTCCCGCTTGCGGTAAATCGGGGTGTATTCGTTGGAGGTGTTCAGGTAGTTGTCGGCCAACCCATCGCTAAAAATCTCGGCCAGCAAAGTCCCCCCAGCCGTCTCGGTGCCGATCCATCGCCGCCCCAGCGTATTGGCCGACAGCTCTCCCTCCCAATCAGCAAAGGCTGTCACATTGATGCGGCTGGCAGCCAAGTCCAACAGGCTGGAGTTGGTTAGCAGATCATAAGCCAGCCGTGGCAGTGAAAACTCCGCGCCTGCCCCTGAAAAGGTGGCCGTAGTGGCCCCCAGCACATGGGCCTCAATGGTGTCTAAAAGCGGATCGTAGGCTACATCAAGGACAAACTCCCCGGCTGTGATGTCCCCGGCGCTGGCAGTAAAGGCCACAGACACCCCATTTTTGTACACGGCCTCGATGGCCTGCAAGGTCTCGGCGATCTTAAACCGGCCCCCGGTGCCCTCGTTGTAGTCGATCTGGTAGCAAGGCACTTTTTGGTTTTCAGTGACGGTTGATCGGAAATCACCGTAGATCCAGGGAATGGGCAAAAACTTGGATTTGTCCTCCACTCTCGGGTATGCCGAGGGGAAAAATTTCTGCCGAGGAAGAGGGCGCATGTCAGCCTTGAGATCCCACTCAATAGCCATCGAAAATCGACCATCATCCCAGGACACACCGCCGGGAAACTTGCGGCAACCAACAAAGCAGGTTTTCACATCGGCTGCATTGGTGCCACTGACAATCTTGAGTGTTACCGGCTTGCCGACAAACTCGTTGTTGGCCAGAAACAGCGTTGAAATTTCCCGGTCTGGGTCGCTCAGGGTAACGGTAATCGAGGGCCGCCTAAATTCGGCATTGAGCAGCCGCCCCAGCGACAACTGCACAGACGGGAACGAAATAATGCGGCCCTCGTAGTGGGTGCCATCGCTCAGACTCAAGTGCTGATCGGCATACCGCAGCGTGGTAGCCCCCAAGTCGATTTCCATCAGCGGGGTGCGCTGTTTGGTGGTTGTGGTAAAATCGAAGGCCACTATTCCACCTCTTCGACAAAGGTCAGATTCGGCGTGTCGTGCAGACTGGCCTCGGTAAACACCGTTCCCAAATCAGACCCGATGGTGCCATACATGGAGTCTTTGCTGGGGTAGTTGGTCGGATCTATGGACAAAACCAAATGGCCAGAATCCCCCACCTTAGTGAAAACCGTGTCGAACTTCTCATGCTGTGCCCGATCAAACAGTTCAAAGCCTACATTGGCCGTGCGCGCCCGCTTGCGTTCGCGCTTGTACCAACCCACCCCAGGGGTGCGCTCCCCGGCGCTGAGGTCCCTGCGCCGCATATTGAACCCGTCTGTAATGGTGCGGGTCGGCTCCCAATGCTGCCCCGCGATGATGCGTCCCGCCTCTAAATACCCGTCCGGGTTACTGGCGTCGGCTACGTCGATGTTCCACCAGCGGTAGGTCTGATTGAGAAAAAAGACCAGCCTGGGTAGAACCACCCCATCTGAGTCGGTGGCAATCGTCAGCGTCTGATCAAAGGGGGGCGACCCAAACGAATTGGAGGTATTGGCTTGCAGCTTCACAGTGGCCGAGGAGGTGAAGTTGTGGCCGAAAATGCCAAAGCAGGTCAGGTTTGTAGCGCTGCCCAGGTCCACCCGCCAATACTCGGAGCTGTCCCCTGTGGCGCGCCAGGGTTTGCCCACAAAACCCTGCACCGCGTTGTCATCTTCCAGCCCCGTCACCTCTGAGGAGCTGGTGATGGTGCCCGCGTCCCAGGTGTCCGAGTTGTAGAGAATACGCACACCCATTAGACCGCCACCTCTCTGATCATGCCGCGCTCGTGAATGATCTCCTCCCCCAGCTCGGACTTGTCGCGCAGCTTCCGTATGAGCACATCGGCGAAACGCTCAATGGCCGATTCGTCCACCTGCCGAGGGTCAAGGGTCTGAATCGAGAAATTGACAAAAATCTGCTTGGAACCCATCGCGCCAGGATCGCGGCCCCCGTCTGTGGGGGTGATGTTGACCCGCTCAGGCCCCGCTTCGCCGGCCAGGATGTGGGTGGGCCGGGTGACAATCCCAGACATACCGTGGGCCGCCTTAAGGATCACGCCGCCCCCCAGGGGGCCGTTGGGCACAGACGCCCCAGCGGCTACCGCCTCGATGGCCGATTTCAAGGCAGGGGTGATCTTGTTTAGCCCAGACAGATCAGTGGCCGCCATGCGGACGGCCTGCAATCCAAAGCCACGCAGGACCGAACGGCTGACGGAGCCCGGCATATTGGCCAGCAAGTAGTCAAAAGCCTGCTGATGCGGAGAGGCCACCACTTTGCCAGAGGGCGGCGGGGGCGGATCGTCGTCGGCGCTGCTGCCTTTTGGTGTTCCAACTGGATTCTTTTTAGTCGTGCCGACTACGCCATCCCGCTTTGTTCGAATGTCAACAATGCGCTGTTTAGCTTGATCAAAGCTCAGGCCCTCGTTTTGGACCATGTCGAAAATGGCGACCCATTCTTGATCAGAGAATGCAAACGCCCGCGACTGCTTTAGTACTTGCTGGGTTGCGGTGGCCAGATTTATGTCTGCATCGCTGGCTAGTAGGTCATCAATAGCCTGGACCTCAGCCGCAGTCAATCCACCTTCAGTAAGAGCAGCCCGTCCAGGACCGCCTAAGCCAGGGATTCGGCTGACAAGATCATCGACCAATCCGCCCAACTGCCCTGCAAACGCCCCAACAACATGTTCCCCAAGGGCTGCTCCAATTGGATGACCCCACGCATTTCCAATGATGGCTCCAATACTAGAACCGGCGACCTCAAAAGAACTTCTCAAACTGTGGCTATTGAGCATTTCCGTAACGCCCGCCGCCACGATGTCCTGTCCTTCAGCGCCACCACCCGCGCCGTCCCCACCAAAAAAGATTTTGATTCCCGTTGCCAGCGCCTCGCCCGCCGTCAGTCCCTCCTGCTCCAAAAGGGGCACACTCTCTTGAATGCCAGCGGCCAAGTTCATGACAATGTCGGTGCCCGCGTCTTTGGAGGCTTGTGGGTCCAATTTGGTCCCCAGGGCGTTAAACTTGTCATTTAGTTCATTAATTTCCGCCCACCACGCCGCTGTCTCTTGGGTGGCGTCTTTCGCCGCATCCTTAAACGCTAGGGTTTCGCTTACGGCTGGTCCCACAAAATCGGTAAGGGCTTGGATTTGAATGTTGGCCCCCATGCCGATTTCAGTGGTCAAATTGGAAACACTGGCCGCTAAATCGTCATAGGTGCCCTGCATCTGGCCACCCGCTTGGTCAATCTCCTTGAAGATGTCTTGAGAGCGGTCGGAGATGTCGAAAAAGTCCCTAAGTTTGTCCTCGGCTTTGTCGAAGACATTGGGCAGAATGGTCCCAAACAGGGGCACAATACCGAGACTGAGCCCTGTCACCATCACGTCAGTGGCCTTTTGCCAGCCGGTCGTATTTTGCGCCCAATCATCGAGGCCACGGATGGCCGGGGTAAGGGCATTGTCCAAAAAAGACCTAAAAACCGGTGACGCTTTGTCTCCAACTGTGATCTGTAGGGACTCAAAGGACGAGAGCATTGTTTTCAGGGAGCCCTCAGTTGTGTCCATCTTTTGCTTTGCGATTTCTGCTGCCCGCCCCAATGAATTTTCCAACGTTGCAGCGTAATCGCGGATCTTTTTGGGACCCGCTTCCAGCAGGATCTGGAAGCCCGCCATCGCCTCCTCGCCAATCAGGTCCTTGATCAGCGCGGTTTGCTGGGCGGGGTTGAGTTTGTTTAACCCGCCTTGAATGGCTTCGATCAGATCGGGCAACGGCTTCATCGTCCCGTCTGATTTCCGCAATTCAATCTCTAGCTCCTCGATGGCGTCCTTAGCGCGCCCGGTGGGTGCTTGCAACCTCAGCAAGGTAGCTCGCAATGCCGTGCCCGCCATTGAGCCCTGAATGCCTGCGTTGCCCATCAGGCCCGCCGCTGCGGCGGCTTCGGCCAATGAGGTGCCCGCAGACTTGGCTATGGGGGCGGCAAATTTTAACGTTTCCCCCAGGGTTTCCAATCTTGTATTGGAGGAGGTAAAGGTTGCGGTGAGTATGTCCGCAATTCGCCCCGTCTCGGATGCGGGGATGTTAAATCCTGACATGATGTTGGACACGATGTTGGCAGTGTCGCCCAAATCAGATTGAGCCGCTCCCGCTGCATCGAGCAACGGTTTCATCGCGTCCAAGATTTCGTTGGTATTAAAGCCAGCCATCGCCAACGCCTCCATTCCCTCGGAGGCTTGGGTAGCACTAAAGGCCGTGGTTGAGCCCAGCTCGCGGGCTTTGTCAGTGAGGGCAACGATGTCATCGGGCACCGTGGTGCCAATCAGCGCCCCCACGGTCTTCATCTGTAATTCAAACTCGCGGGCCTTACCTTCGGCATCGACTAAGGCCCCCACCATTGCTGCGCCCATGCCTGCCGCAGCGCCCGCCACGGCCAACTGCGCGGCCCCGGCCAGCATCGGCAAACCACCCTGCGCCCTAGGGCCAAAGGTGTTATTGGCCTTGCCCCGTAACCGATCTAATGGGCCGCTTAGGCGGTCATCCGCATCAAGGACGAGCTGTATTTTTTGTTGCAGATTTGCCATGTTCGTTGCCGATCTGGTAGGTAATTATTTCAATGTGCGTGAACGCATCGACCCAGCGGGCCGGTAATTGGGCTAAGTCCGCTAGGGAGGCATTGCGCCGCCATGCTTGCCCTGGGGTGTCTGGGCTGCGACTGTGCCCCAGGCGGAACACCTCCCATATTTGCCGCCACTCCGGTGCAAGGGTAACGCTGGGGCACTCGCTTTCAGGCGGCAGGTTGCCCCCCAGGTCTACCCGGCGCTTACCGGATCGGCCAATGGGGTGTCCGCATTGGCCGGGGCTGACTCCGAGGGCACAGGCGGAGCAGTGCTTGTCAGCGGCTTCGAACCATCGCACTGCTCTTTGAAGTTTTTTAGCTCATCCCCACTGAGCGCAGCCGAACGAACAATCGCCGTGGTGATTTCCCCCAACAGCCCGTCCTTGGTCAGCATGTCAGCAGAGAGGTGGAAGTAGATTTCAACGGGGTCGGTCTCTTCTTCTCCGTCAATGACAAACCCCTTGTACCCCCTGGTGTTTTCCAAAAACTGTCGCAGCGACATTAGGAGATGTAACGGCAGTCGCTGGATTATGGGGGCAATAGCGTCATCCTGTAGGTATTTTTGCAGCCGCTGGTCCCGCCATGTCTCCATAACGCCCTCTTGGGTCCAGCTTATTTGGTCGGTGCGGTCCAAAGAGCGCATTCGGCGAACTTCCAGCCGTAACTGCTCCTCTTCGGGCAGATCCCTATTCCCGCCATAGGCCGGCAGGTAGGGGAACCACTCAAATTTTGCGCTTCCTAAATCCATTGCGGTGTACTCCTCTCGGGTTTGGATGGGGCGAGCTGTACCAGCCGACCGCAGCAGGCCAATACCGTTAGGGGACCCGAGACCCAGCCCGCCCCAAAATCGGGGTTAGTCCTGCAGGAGG